GAGTTGTAATCCAATTGCAACCGAATCAATTTGTATTATAGGGTTGGTTATATCATTGATTAGATAACTCATATATTATCTTACTCTATTTAAAAGAAAAATACATTTAATATTTATATATATATATAAATATAAAAAATGATATATTATAATTAATATAATTAATTATAAAGATGAAACGTATCGAGAATATCCATAATAAAACTATGGAAATAGGTATTGAGAATCAACCATATAATAATAAAAATATATTATTGCAAAGAGAAGACTTAGATAATTTATTAAATAATAATGGTTTAAAAGATTTAGAAGTTAAGAATATTAACTTATATCGAGTGGCATTTGTTCATAAGTCTTATTGTACTATGAAGAATGCTGATTTTGATAAAAGTAATGCAAATTGCCCAACTGATTGTCTACCTTTACAAGATATGTCATATGAAAGACTAGAATTTTTAGGTGATTCATTACTTGGAATGATTGTAACTAATTATTTATATCTAAGATTTCCAGACCAAAACGAAGGATTCTTATCAAAAATAAGAACAAAAATAGTTAATGGCAGAATGTTAGGTTATCTATCTGAAAAGGTAGGATTACCCAAATTTGCTATAATTTCTAAACAAGTTGAAGAGTCAGGAGGAAGAAATAATTATAAAATTATGGAAGATATATTTGAGGCATTCTTAGGAGCACTTTATTTAGATTTTCAAACAGACACTGATATAGTATCTCTTCCACCGAATATTAGAATAACACCTTCTAGTGGTGCAGGATATTATATCGTAGAAAGTTGGATTATATATATTATAGAAAATTATATAGACTTCTGTGAACTAATTAGAATAAAAAATAATTATAAAGATATGTTAGTGTCGCATATGTTGCATTATTTACAGGATGTACCGCAATTTAAAGAATTAAATATTACAACTAAAGATAATATGCGTATCTTTAATTACTGTATTAAAGACAAAAATGGTTCTATTATTGCAACTTCAACAGGAAATACAAAAAAAGAAGCAGAGAATAATGTATCAAAAGAAGCGTTACTATATTATAATGTGAATATACAAGAATATAATTCTCATATATAAGAATTTATAATATACCTTCATATAATTATAATATTATGACTGATAATATTAATATTAATATGAATATTACACATTTAGTTTTATCAGGCGGAGGGATGCATGGTGTAATGTTCATAGGTGCACTAAGATATTTATATTTTAAAAATTTAGATAAAAATATAACACATATCGCTGGGTGTTCTATTGGATCTTTTATAGGTCTTATGTTTGCTTTTAAAATGCAAATAAATGAGATGGAAGAAATAATATATACCGCTAGAAAAGACGAAGAATTATGTAATGTTCCTATAAAAAATTATATTAAATTAATAACCGAATATGGTATATGTGATGTGTCAAAATTTATAATTCATCTTAAAAGGGCAGTTAAAAATAAATATCCTTTTTTAGATGATATCGTTACTTTTAAAGATATTGCAAAAAAATTTGGTATAAATTTATATATGTCTTCTACTAATATTAATTCCTGTGAAAATAGGATTTTTTCAATTGAAGATACTCCTGATATATGCGTATTTGATGCGTGTTGTGCTTCAATGTGTATTCCATTATTATTTAAACCTATATACATAGATGATTATTATTATGATGGCGCATTAACAAATAATTTTCCTATAAAAATATTTGAAAAAGTTCCTAGTGAAAATATATTAGGAATGATATTACAAAAAGAAAATAAACAGATTATTGAAAAAACTAAAAATATTAATCTAATATATATAATTAAACAATTGTTTACAATATTTAACAAATTAAGGGTAAAACATGTTCTTTTTGAGCAAATAAAAAATAGCAAAATAAATAATTTTTATTATCCTACTAATTTACCATTAGATAATACAATGAATATAACATTTAGTAGATTAGGAATGAAATTAGAATTAAAAAAAAAACAAATTGATGATATGATATTTGCAGGTTTCGAAAGTATGATGGAATATATGGATGAAAGATATAGTGATTATATTGAAGAAATAAACGAACGTACTAAACTTACTATAGATTTATAATTTTATTTTAATTTTATTATTAATATAATAAGGTTTATTATTTATTATTTTAGCATTTAATGGTTTTTTATCAATAAATATATTGTTTGGCATCTGCAATAATTCATTGATAATTCCTTCTGATAATTTATTTAAAAATTTAGTATTTTTTATATATATATATTTATTATCTTTATAAATATTCTTTAATTTATATTTAAAATCACTGACAAATATCGAAAACTCATCAGATGGTAAATTTATAGGCGCGCTAATATCTGCGAGCCAAGAATCTTTTGAAATATTTTGATTTACAAATGGACCCATTATTCTTCTATAATCATCAAAAATATCATAAGTGTCTACGCGATTTATAGTTGTACATAAACCAAAATCATATATATACATAGAATATTTGCTAGTCTTCAAATAGTAATTTTTTCCGTTTATATTATAATGATAATAACCTGTTAGATTATTATTGTAATGGTATAAGAAATTACCCCAATGACAATCTCTATGTATATATCCTAAATTATGAAAAGTTAATATTGATAACATAATTTGTGCAAAAACATTATATAATAATTCATTATTCTTTAAAAAATCTTTTTGTTTACATAAATGCTTTAAATCGCCGCGTGCAAGTTCATTTAATAATATGATATATGTTCTGTTATTAATAATATCTGGTAATTTTTTATTTGACAATATGTTGCATTTAATTACTTTATAAGTTAAAATAAAATGTTTAGATATTTTTTTATTAATGATTAATTCTGTTATTTTACTATTTAATTCACTTTCTAATATGTTTCTATTGTTTTGTATCATCAGTTTAGCAGCTATAGGGCGCTTACCAATTTCATTTTTAATTTTTGCAATATAGATATATCCATATTTACTCGATGTTCCAATTCTTTTTACAAGGGTTATTTTATCTTTTATCGTATAATTTATGATACTTGTTTTTTCAATATGTCTTACATTTAAACATTCATTATTACTGATATCTGATATTTTATTTAGTATATGGTTATAATAAAAAATTCTACTATCTAAATTATATTTTATATTTTTGTCATCAAAATATTTTTTGATATCTTTTATGCCAATAAATTTGTTATTTTTTTTTACTACTACTTTCTTTGCAGATATGTATTTAGAATCGATTGTATTAGACAATGACCCTTTTGACATAAATTTACTTTTATATTCGTGCGAAGAATTCATTTATGCTTTTCTATTATAGTACAATATTCTAATATATTAATATAATAGATTTGTTAATGAATAATACCGAACCTTATATATTTATAATAGATTTAGACGGAACTATAATTGGAAATTGTACATATCAATGTGATATATATAATATTATGGAATTAATAAAAAGTAGTAAAAAAAAGGATTTAAATAAATATAAAATATTGTGTGATAAATCTTTAAATGATAGTTATAATGACAAATCTTTGCTCATAAGACCGCATTTTTTCTATTTTGTTCAATCTATGAAAAAATTATATCCACAATCGTATTTTTATATTTATACAGCATCAGAAAAAAAATGGGCAATTAAAGAAATATCTATAATAGAAAAAAATAATAATTTTAAATTTGATAGACCTTTGTTTACTCGTGATAATTGTATTATAGATAATTATGGTAATATAAAAAAATCGATAACAAAAATATTACCTCTTATAAAAAAAAATGTTAAGATGCCTGCTTCATATGATATTAAAAAGCACCTTTTAATAATAGATAATAACCCTACATTTATAGATTATAAAGATAATTTGTTATTATGCCCTACATATAACTATATTAAATTTAATAATTTAAAAGATATAGTACCTGACGAAATTAATTGTAATAATATTAAGAATTATGTAACTAGATTAACAAAAGAACAGAGGATATGTAAAAACTATGATAGTCCGGAATGCTTAGAAAAAATATATAAATGGTTATATAAAAAATGTAAAAAAATAAATAAATATAATATGAAATATTTAAATGACAATTTTTGGAAAGATTTAGTGATACTAATTAAAAATTATAGTATAAAACATTATACTTCTAAAAATATTGAAATTATGCAAAAAAGTATCAAAATATAATTATATAATAATAATGTAATATAAGAATGATATAAATGATATATGTTAGTTTTGATATTGGTGTTAAAAATTTGGCACTTTGCATAATTAAAAAGGTAGATGAAACTCATATTTTAGAAATCATAGATTGGCGCATAATAGCACTTGCGGATAGCAAGAAAGAAATTAAGGGAATTGAAGATATAACTGAAAGAATTTATATGGCGATGGATAACATAATGGGTGAATTAAAAAATAAAAATATAAATATAATTGATTATGTATTAATAGAAAATCAACCTTCAAATTTAAATGGTATTATGAAGACAATACAACATATAATATATGGTTACTTTAGTTTAATTAAATTTTGGGACAAAGATATTAATAATGTTCTCCTAATAAATGCTTCTTTAAAAACTAAAAATCATAAGTATATCATTAATATTGAAAATAATAAACAAGAAGACACTAAAAATAAGAAGGGATTTAGAAGAGATAAGTATAAAATTAATAAATTATTAAGTATAGAATTATGTAGAGAATATATAAGTGAAGATGAAGATTTAAAAAAATTATTTAATGAAAATAAGAAAAAAGATGATTTAAGCGATGCATGTTTGCAGGCGATATCTTATATTAGAAGCGTTGCAAAGGAAGATATTACTAATAAATATAATAAAATATATATGAGCGAATTAATTGAAAATAGTAAATAAATTACATCATTATTAGAATATTATTTATTTTTATAAATGCGTATTAATGTAAATTAAAATATTATAATAGATATATAAACATTTAATATCAAAATAAATATATAATATGGCTTTAATATCAACTCTTAATAACAAAAATGACGATTTGATAGAGTTAAATAGGGACAGTTTTAAAAACCAATCTTTTAATTTCAATATTCCTCGCGAAAATAAGAAATCATTTGACAATTCGTTAAATAACGAATTATTTAATAGACAAAAAATAAGTGATGATGTTATATCTATGTCATCTGCAGGTTCTTCCCGTGCTAGTTCTCCAGGAGGAAAACAAAATTACATGAAAAACATGGGTTCTATTTATAGAAATAAGGATAAATTAGTTAAAGTTAAAAGATTTGACAACGATGATGATAGTGATAGTAAAAAAAGCGGTAGAAGCAGAGCGAGTGCTAAAAGTTATTCTAGTTCTGCAAGTGCAGAAAGCGGTGATACTGCAGAAAGCGGTGATACTGTAG